GATCCGCAAGACGCTCTGCCTGCTCGACGATGGCACCATCGCGCTGAAAGACGAGATATCGAAGGCCGACCGGGTCCGCATCGTCAACGATCGCGAGACGGTGATTCGCAAGGTCTACTGCGTCAAGCACGATGCCATGCGCGTCCTGAAAAAGTACGACTACCTGGGACGATACATTCCCTTCCCCGAAGTCAACGGCGTGCGGCTCAACGTGAATGGCGAGATCTACCGTGCCGGCATGGTGCGCGACTACCGCGATGCCCAGCGCATTTACGACTTCATGGTGACGCGCCAGGTTGAGCAGGTGGACATGGTTTCAAAGGATCCGCTCTGGATCCCGTCCGAGAACGCGCAGTGGGCCGAAGACTACCGCGTCATGAACCGCAAGAACTTCTCTCACCTCTATTACAAATCCTATGACGAGAACGGCCGTCCATTGCAGCCTCCGCAGCGCGCCGGTCGCGAAGCGCCGATCCAGGCGATGGCCGAGGTCATCAAGCAGGCCGATTACGACATGAAGGCCGTTGTCGGTGTCTATGGCCCATCGCTGGGCGAAGAGAGCGGCAATGCGCAGGAATCCGGCTTCGCGATCCTCACGCGCCAGCAACAGTCCGACACCGGCATGGTGACCTGGCACGACAATCTGAACCGCGCGATCGCCTGGCAGGGCAAGATCCTGCTCGATCTCTGGCCCAAACTGATCTCGACCGCACGATTGCAGCGGATCATCAATCCCGACGACAGCGTGAAGCACGCGGCCATCTACAACTCGCAGTACAGCGATCCGGAAGAGGCCGCGAAGCTGCTCAACATGCAGCAGGGCATCAAAAAGGCCTACGACGTCGGCGCCGGCGAATACGATCTCACGCTCTCGACCGGGCCCACCAACAAGACGGCGCGGCAAGAGGCTTTCAAAGCCCTCACCATGGTCATCAACGAGAACCCGCAGCTCATGCTGCCCGTCGTTGGCGATATCTGGGCAAAGAACGCGGACTTTCCCGATGCGGATGTGCTCTCAGCGCGCTTCAAGAAAATGTTGCCGCCGAACCTGCAAGATCACGAAGCCGACGATCTCCAGGCGAAGTTCCAGCAGGCCCAGGGCCAGCTCGCCCAGCTCATGGAGCAGTACAACATCGTCGTGCAGGAAATGTCGCGCGCGTCGGACACGATTCGCACCAAGCGCCTGGATCTTGAAAGCCGCGAGCGCGTCGCGCTGATGAACAACTTCACCCAGATCATGGTCCAGCGGCTGAAGTCGCACGACGCCGCGGCGCAATCGGCCATGGATGCGCAGCTCGCCGCCATCACTTCGCGGCTCACCGTGCTCCACGAAAACATGAGCATCGAGCAGGAAGCCGGAGCTGCTCCGCAGACTCCGGAATTACCGAACGCCGTTGAACCGCACGTGCAGCCGATCACGCCGGCAGCGCCGACACCGCGGCCGCAACCTATCGCTTAAAGGAACTCCCACATGAAACGAATACTGCCTCTTATCGCGCTGTTGTGTGCCCTGCTGGGCCTGAGCAATGCGCAGAACGTTCCGCTCGCTCTGGTGAGCGGAAGCATCACCGCGCAGGCCACAACCTGTCAGCCGCAAGCAGGAAGCGCCGCGTGCGTGTTCCTGCAATTGAACTCGCAGATCGCGCAGGCAACGATCACAGTTGGACCCTCGACATTTGTGGGAACGCTGCAATTTGAGGCGTCCCCAGATGGAGGAACTACCTGGATCGCGCTCAATGGAAATCCGCAGCCATCGGGGGCGGCCGTGACTTCGACAACTGCGAACGGCGTGTGGCAAGTGAACGTAGGCGGCTACTCGTTCATCCGCGTGCGCTGCTCTGCGTTCACCTCGGGGGTGGCAACAGTCACCCTAAACCCTAGCTCGGCCGCTGCGGCATCGACGGGCAGCGGCAGCGGCACGGTTTCGCCAAACAATAACTTCACCGGCGCGCTCTGCGTATATGCAGCGGCCGGCGGATCCACAGTATGCGGGCCGTCCGCGGACGTCGCTGACTCCGGCACAGGCAACCTCACGATCGGCGGCGTTGGGCTTGGGACCGGGACCGTCACGATCTGCGGCACCACTTCCGGCTGCATCAACTTCAATTGCGCAGCCACATGCACGACTTTCCAGTCCGCTTCGCCCTGGCAGTTCACCGCCAATTCCGGGATGGCCACCAAGCACTTCAACCAGGTGGCGGCCAATAATTTCGGCGGGTCTTGCACGATGGTGTCCGGGACCTGCAACGTGACGATCAACCTGACATATTCGACGCCGCTGTGCTTCGCTTCGAGAGTGAGCGGTACGGTGACGGGGATTCTCACCGCCTCGCTGGCCACGACAACTTTGACGCTTTCATCTTCAGTCGGCACCGACACCGGTGTTGTTGCCGGCTTCTGTATGGGAAATCCGACGTAACCACCCACCAAACCGCACACCCTTTAAGGAGGAAGCGATGCCATCTGGGATCATTTTGTCTTCGGGCAGTCAGGGAGCTACACAGGAAGCAATCGAGAAAGTTCTCACCGATAACGGCCTTGAGCCGGATAAGCCCGCCGCGGCCGCAGAGAACGACGCGCCCGCCGAACCCAAGCGCGACGACTTCAAGACGGACGAAGAGTTCGAACTCGCGCAGGAAGACTTCGAAGTTCAACAGCAGGAACGCGAAGCGCGCGAAGAGGAAGAAGAAGACGAACCGGAAGCCGCTCGCGCCAAGCCGCTCACGCGAAAACAAAAAGCGATCGCAAAAGCAACGCGATCTCTCGAAGAGAAGAACCGCAAACTCGAAGAGCGCCTCGCGGCACTGGAAAAAGGCGAGAAGCCCGGCGCCGCCGCGGCCGCTGAGCCCACGATCAAAGTCCCCAAGCGTGACGACTTCAAAAGCGATGCCGAATTCGACGAAGCGATGTTCGACTATCGCTACCAGGTCCGCCGCGCCAAAGAGGCCAACGACGCCGCTCAGCGAGCACAGAACGATCGCCTCAAGCAGAACCATGAGAACTATGTGGCGGCGGTCGGCGAGTTCAAGGAAACGCACGACGATTGGAACGACGTCGTCAACCAGAAGATCCCGATTACCGAATCGGTTTATTTGACGATTCAAGAGCTGGAGAACGGGCCCGCAGTGACTTACTACCTCGGGAAACACCCAGCTTATGCAGAAAAACTAGCAGGAATGTCACCGCTAGCCGCCGTCGTGGAAGTCGGTCGCCTGTCGGACAGGCTGAAGACTGGCACGCGCAGAACCGAGCGCGAGGCCGATGGTGCAGCGAAACCCAAACCCAAGCCCAGGATCCCGGAGCCGGTCAAACCGGGAAGCACTGCGGCTACAGCCTCAAGCCTGACCTCTGCTGAAGCTGCCAAAAAGCGCGATTTCCGCGCCTTCAAGGCCGCACAGCGCGCAGGCCGATAACCAGGAGAGATTCCCTTGGCAGACCTGATTCTTACCAACCAGGAGATCAGCTTCAAGAACCTGATGGTGCTTGAAAACTCGATCTCCTTCACCAAGAAAGTCGTCCGCCGTTATGACGACAAGTTCGGACGCTCCGGCGCGAAGATCGGGTACATCCTGAATATTCGCAAGCCCGCGCGCTCCGTCTCCACCGCCGGACAAGGCATTCAGCTTCAGGATTACATCGAACGCTCCGTGCCTCTGGTCCTCAACAAGCAGTACCAACAGGCATGCGCGTTCACGTCTTCCGATCTCACGCTCTCGCTCGACGATTTCTCTAACCGAGTGACCAAGCCGAAGATCGCGCAGATCGCCAACGACATCGACTACGACGGGCTGCAGCAGTTCGCCAATGTGCCGGCCGAAGTGGGAACACCGGGCACCGTGCCCAACGTTCTCGACACCTATCAGAACGCCACGCAGATCCTTGCCGATGAAGGTTTCCCGATCGACAGCGAAGACGAGATCTCGGCGCACATCTCTCCGAAGATGATGCGCGTGATCTTCCCGCAGTTACAGGGACTGATCAGCAACGGTGGCGTGCCCGCAGGCTTCCTGCGCAACCTCGCCAAGGGCGAAGGCGGAGCCGACGACTTCATTAAAGGCAAAGTGACAAGCGCTGCCGGCATGGAGTGGTTCCGCACGCAGAACGCCCCAACCTTCACCGTTGGAACCCAGGGCGGCACGCCTGTCGTCAATGGCGCCAACCAAACCGGATCGAGCATTGCGACCTCCGGCTGGAGCAACAACACCAACGTGCTCAACGCAGGCGACATTGTTTTCTTCGCCGGTGTGCACCGCATCAACCCGCTGACCCGCCAATCGACCGGCGATCTGCGATCGTTCGTTGTTCTTGCCAGTGTCGCTTCCAACGGCAGCGGCCAGGCCAACATTCCTGTCGCTTGCGTCGACGGTGACGGCATCACGCTGGCCGGCCCTTATCAGACCGTTGACGTGTCGCCGGCGAACAACGCGGCAGTCACCGTTTCCGGCGCGACGGCCGTACAGAGCGCGCGCGGCCTGGTCTTCCATCCGGAGGCGTTCTGCTTCGGTTGCGCTGACCTGGAGATGTACGACAACCAGCACATGATGGAGATGGCAGCCGATAAGGATCTCGGCCTGGCGATCCGCATGTGGGGACAGCCGGACATCAACACCGATCGGTTGCTGCTTCGTCTCGATGTGCTCGGCGGCTGGCTCACTCAGTATCCGCAGGGCGCGGTCCGCGTCGCGGCCTAGTCCGCTCTTCCCTTAACAGGAAGACCAATCCCAAAAACAGAAAAGAGAAAACATCACCATGAACTTCAAGAAGCTCGCTTCACTTCTCGTTCTTCTGGCGGGTTTGGCTGGACTCTCGTTCGGCCAGACTGCGCTGACACAAACCACTCTTTCCGGGGCCGTCAACGGCCCCGCGCTCTACAGCGGCACTACGCCCACGATTTCCGGGCAGGTGACGCTGGCTTCCTGCACGGGTATCGCCGCACCCATTCTTCCCGGAACTCCGTCGTCGATCATCTACGTCGGCACCGAGGCGATGGGCGTGTTTTCGGTCAACTCGACAAGCTGCGTGCTGACCGTCAACCGTGGCTATCTTGGCACCCAGGCCGCTCCACATCCTTCCGGGGATATGGTGCTCTACGGTCCCAACTACGCCGCGACTATCGCGCAGGGCGGCAATATTCTGCCTTCGGGTCTTTTCCAGCAGGATCCGGCGCGAGGCAGCGCTTGCACGGCATCCAACACGCCCACCACTCCGTGGGTGAATGTGCTGACCGGATCACAGTGGTTGTGTTCCTCTCTGACCAACAGTTGGGTTCCGGGCTTCGGTAATCCTCTGGTTCCGGTGTTATCCGAGGTCACGGCATCCGTGGCGTCGGTGGCGGGAGCCACTTTGCCTTCCGGCCCGCTGTTTCACGTCACCGGCACCAACGCAATTACCAGTTGGACCGTTCCGGTCGGCTGCAACGCGACGGCGACCGGCGGCTGCCAGTTCACGATTATTCCCGATGCCATCTGCACCTGGACGGCGGCGGGAAACATCGCACTGGGCGGATCGTGCGTGGTCAACAAAGCTCTGACGTTCCTTTGGGATGCCAAAAACTCCAAGTGGATTCCGAGCTACATCGCTTAGCTGGTTGCTTCACGCTTCGGCCGCTGAGCGCATCAGCGGCCACTCCCTAAATTCTTTCGCCCCAAAAACTTTTCAGGAGAACTTTCATGGCAGACCAAGTCCACAACTCGCACGGCGCGGCGCTCGATGGCAAAGGCGTCATCAAGCCCACCGCGTTCGACGCGCATGAGCAATTGGTGCGCGGCACGCACGTCCCCACGTCCGCAGATTCACCGGACAAAGACCCAAAGACCGTTCAGGAATTTCCCAAAGCGGTCGATCACGTCGATCACCCGAGCGGCGTTGGCTTAGAGCCGGTGCTGGTGAACTCGGTCGACGAAGAGGATGACTACCTCGACGCGAAAGCGGCCGAAGAAAAAGAAAGCTAAAGCTCGCTGAACGCCGCGCTTTCCTGCACATCGAAGAATTTTCTTTTGGCGTGCAACAGGAGTGGCGCGGCGTATCGCTCGATGAATTTCTCATCGGGCAGCAGGAGATCCTCCGGCTCGATTCTGATCTCCGCCCACGCTGAAGTGGGATGCAGCAGGTTAGGTTCGCCGGAGATGTTGTCGATTACGAAACCGATCTTCATAGGAGATTTTTACCATGGCAACCGGCAACTTCAACATGGATGATCCCTCGAAACAGGAAGCGATCCGCCGCGGGCATCACGAATACATTCCCACCGCGGGCAAGCACGGCAGCTATCAACCCCGGCCCTACCGGCATCAGGAGTATCCGAAGATGCTGGGCACCTGGCCACAGCCCCAGCAAAAAGATTTTCTGACCCACAAGGGCGTTTCCATTCCCGGCGACCTCGCGCTGCAGCGCTACCAGGCTGCGATGGTCGAGTGGGACCGCCAGATGTCGACCTCCGTCGTCAACAACCCGGAAGAAGAAGCCCAGTGGCTTAAGGAAAACGGCTAAC